TGGATCCAGTACAAGGAAGCCACCAACCACTACACAGCTCTCCCTGCGGTGGACCCTAGAAGGTGGCACTACATTCTCGGTATCGACTTGGGGTTTCGAGACGCAGATGCCCTCGCGGTGCTTGGCTGGAACGAAGACGAGCCAGTGACCTACCTGCTCGAGGAAGTCGTTATGGCTAAGCAAGGCATCACCGAGCTGGTGCAGGAGATCGAGAAGCTCGAGAAGAAGTACCAGTTTGACAAGATGGTGGTCGATGAAGGCGGTCTGGGTAAGAAGATTGCAGAAGAGATCCGTAGACAGAAGCACATCCCAGTGCAACCAGCCGACAAAGCCCTGAAGCAGCAGAACGTGGAGTTTCTGAACGATGCCCTACGGACAGGACGCTTTAAGGCTAAGGGAGCCTCCCGCTTCGCTCAGGACTCCTATCTGGTGCAGATCGACTGGGAGAAGTCTACCCCTGACCGTATCATCGTAAAGAAGCAGCCTCACTCAGACATCATCGACGCTGTCCTGTACGCCTTCAAGGAGTCCCCAGCCTTTACCTACCGTGAACCTGCCAAGAAAGCCAAGTACGGCACCAAGGAGTGGGCAGACGCTCAGGTGGACGAAATGTGGAACAAAGCCCTCGACCACTTTGAAAAAGAGACAAAACCGTTTGAAAACGATCAAAACTGGTTCGGTTTTGACGATTTTTAGGAAAATTCTACACAAGATAGGAGACAAAAATGCCAAAACTTATTGATGCTATCATGATGAAAAGAAAGGGCGAGATGCCCGAAGAAGAGATGCCTATGGACGAAGGCATGGACATGGAAGACATGTCTGAAGATTCAGGTCTGGAGCAGTGCGCTATGGAGCTGATTGACGCTGTTAAAGGTAGCGACGTTCAAGGTGTAATCGGTGCCCTTCGTGCAGCATTCCAGATTTTGGACTCTGAACCGCACGAAGAAGGCGAACACCTCGATGAAGAAGAGATGGAAATGCCTGAAGAGGAAATCGAGTAATGCCTCTGATCAAGGGTAAGTCTAAGAAATCCTTTGAAAAGAATGTTGCAACCGAAGTAGAAAGTGGGAAACCTTTGAAACAATCTCTAGCAATCGCATACGACATCCAGCGCAAAGCCAAGAAGAAGGCCAAAAAAGAAAATCCAGCTGAGAACGCAAGCACTCCAGCTTTCCGCGAGTACGCCGAAGAAAAAATGGCTAAGGGCGGTAAAATTCAAAGAGAGGGTGGGGATAAAATCCTTTCGGTAGGAACTAAAGTAAAAACTGATTCTGGAAAAGTGGGAACTATTTCCCATTCTAGTAGTAGACCTGAAGGCTATCCTCATGCTCATAGAATTGTAGATGAGCAAGGGGAGCACTTAGAGGGCGGTAAATACATCTCCCAAGCTCGTTTGAAGCAGCTCGAAGAAGAACAGGAATCAAAACACGAAGAGGAAAAAGAAATGAAATACGCTCATGGGGGCCATGTCTGCTCTAAATGCGGACACGAAGAAATGGGTGAAGCCGATCTTGAATCTGGATCACTCGCGCAAAAGATCCTTGGACGCAAGAAGTTTGCTAAGGGTGGAGCCGTCGAAGACGATATGGTAGACCTCGAAGCAAACAACATGGAAGGACCCGGTATCGACCAGTCCTACAATGTAAACGCTAAAGAATACCACAAGTATGATCTGAAACAGCTCAAGGCTCAGCCTACTAACTCTAACCTCAAGGGCCGCAAGCTTGATGGAAACGACGACTCAGGTTTGAAGTCTATCGCTTCCAAGATCATGAAGAAAAAGAAAGGTATGTAATGCCAGTCCCTACAGCCAAGGAGCTTAAGAAGCTCGCAAAAGCTTGCAGGGAAGCAGGTATTCATTACTTCAAGAGTGCAGACTTTGAGTTCACCCTCACTGGTGTAGCACCAGAGAGACCGTCAAAGAGCAAGTTTGCCTCAACAGAAACACAGGGAGAGATCGAAAGCGATAGCTTGACAGAAGAAGAGCTTTTGTATTGGTCAACCAACGGTGGAATGCCAGTGGAAATTGAGACATGAAAGTAACACCCGCCAAAACTGAAAATGTAATCATTGCCAAGACGACAGAGAAAAAGAACGCACCGAATACTTTTCAGTGGTGGAAGGCTAAAACTGACCATGCTCTCTCCGAGGAGCTTCTAGCTACAGCAGCATACCTGAAGGAAGCACAAGCATACCGCCAACGCCAGACAGCCATCTACGCTCGACTCTACGGTAACCACACCCTCTTTAACTTCATTGGGCAGAACATGTCCAAGATGGATCAGACTCAAGGTCTCCCCGGTGACCGTCCCACCTTCAACATCATCTCTTCCTCCATCGACACACTGGTGTCCAAGATTGGTCAAACACGTCCAATGCCAGTGTTCCTCACCGACGGATCCGACTACAAGCAGCGGAACATGGCAAAGAAGCTCAACAACTTCCTTGCAGGTGAGTTCTTCCAGACCAAAGCCTACGAGAAGATGTCCGAGATCCTCCGCGATAGCTTGGTGACAGGTACAGGCTGCCTTAAGGTTTATGAGACCGAGGATAACCGTGTAGGGCTTGAGCGGGTACTCCTCACCGAACTATTCACCGACGCAAACGAATCGATCTACGGGGAGCCTAGACAGCTATATCAAGTAAAGCTGGTAGACCGTGCAGTGCTCGCAGAAGCCAACCCTAAGTACCGCTCCACCATTAACAAAGCCGAGCAAGCCTTCATTGACAACAGCTCAGAGGCTTCCAAGTCTGTATCCGACCTCGTAATGGTCGTGGAAGGCTGGAGGCTCCCATCAGGCAAAAACTCAGGTGATGGTCGTCACTCCATCGTCTGCTCCGCTGGTGTCATCTTCGACGAAGAATACACCAAGCCAACCTTCCCATTCGTATTCCTACACTACTCCAAGCGTCTCCTTGGCTTCTGGGCACAAGGGATTGCAGAGCGTCTCATGGGCACACAGCTCGAGATCAACTCCCTCCTGTTCACCATCTCTCGAGCCATCAAGCTGGTCGGTGTACCTCGCGTATTCGTAGAGCAAGGCTCCAAGGTAAACAAAGCAGCCATGAACAACGACGTGGGCGTAGTGGTGACCTACTCAGGCACCAAGCCTATCTACGAAGTGGCTCCAGCCGTACCACAAGAGATGTACGCACAGCTCCAGCGGCTGATCAACTACGGATACCAGCAGGAAGGGATCTCATCCCTCGATGCACAGGCTCAGAAACCAGCAGGGCTGAACAGCGGTGAAGCGATCCGATCCTACGACGACATCTCTACAGACCGCATGGCAGCCTTTTCAAGAAAGTTTGACGATGCCTTCGTAGACCTATCCTACCAGATCGTTGACAGAGCTAAAGATATTGCAGAGCGTGAAGGGAAATACTCCACGGTGTACCCGAATAAGAACGGCACCAAGGAGATTGAACTTCCAGAAGCTGACCTCCTACAAGACAAGTATGTGATCCAGTGCTTCAATATGTCTTCCTTGCCGCGAGACCCAGCGGGTCGCCAAGCTAAGATCGTGGAAATGATCCAAGCTGGTATGATTAGCATCAAGGAAGGCCGCCGCTTGCTCGACTTCCCTGATCTTGAGCAAATCGAGAAGCTCGCGAATGCTTCTGAAGAAAGGATCTTTCAGATCCTCGATGAGATCATTGAAAGCGGGAACTATACCCCGCCGGATCCGTTCATGGATCTACAACTCGCCAATGATCTTGCGGTGCAGTATTACAACCTCTACTCTTCGGCTAAGCTCGAGGAAGAGAAGTGCGAACTGATCCGCACATTCTTCTCTCAGGTGCAGATGCTAAAGAAGGCAGCTATGCCTCAGCAGCCACCTGCTATGCCTCCCGGAGCAGCCCCAAACCCTCCACAGGCTAACGCAGCTCCTCTACCGACCTCTCCGCTAGTACCTAACGCCGTCCAATAGGAGCCATCATGACCCGCGAACAAATGACAAGGAAGCTCGAGGAAATGATCGAGTTTGATGTCAAGGCAGGTATTGAATACATTAAAAAATATCACCCGACGATCTGGCAGTCGGTTGATCACGATGACATTGGCAAGCTTTTAGCTATCGGCCATGTCATTTACAAAGTCAGACCAGAGCTACTCGAAGCTACAAACCCCGGACGAATACCCTTCGTTCAATAGCTAAATAACTCCAAGGAGATACACTATGTTTACCGTAAATCCGGTAGCCAATTCCGCGACCCAATCAGCCCCCTCTTCCGATGCACAATCAGCTCGGGATAGGGCCATCTCAGCCCTCATGGGCACAGCCCCCGCCGTAGACCAAAACGCCATTTCACCAGAAGAAATGAAAGCGGTCTCAGGACGAAATGACACTGTAGAAGCGTCCAGTAAGGACACCAGTGAAGCAACTCAGTCCACTTCAAGTGAGACTAGCACGAAAGAAGAACCGATCTCGTCCCAGTATGCCGTACTTGCGAGGAAAGAGAAAGCACTCAGGGCAAAGGCTGCCCAACAAGAGCAAGCTTTCAAAGCAAGAGAGGCAGCACTCGCAGCAAGAGAGTCTGAAGTCACCAACAAAGCAAGCTATGACCCGTCGAAATATATTTCTCTCGACGATCTAAAGTCTAACGCTTATGCCACCCTAGCTAAATTAGGGATCTCGTATGATGACATTTCAGAGCAAGCAATCGCTGCACAGTCGCCGGAAGCCCAAGCCTACTCCCGCATGCGATCAGAGATACAGGAAGAAATTCGTGCCCTCCGCGAAGAACAAGACCGCACCCGCCAACAAATCGAACAATCCCAGACACAAGCGTATCAGCAAGCACTGAAGCAGATCAGCCTCGAGGTTAATGAACTTGTAAACAAGGACCCTAACTTTGAGACTGTGAAGCATTCTGGTGCTGCCAAAGATGTGGTAGAGCTGATCGAACGCACCTTTCAGGAAGAGGGTAAACTCCTCACGGTAGAAGAGGCTACGCAAGCTGTCGAAGATTACTTGGTGGATGAAGCAATCAAAATGTCCAACATCAAGAAGGTGAAGGACCGTCTGTCGCAAGCCAATACCTCCAAGCAGCCACAAACTGTTCAAATGAAAACTTTAACAAACTCAATCGGTGCTCAGAAGCCGCTTAATGCGCGTGAAAGAGCACTACTCGCCTTCAAAGGTGAGTTAAAATAACAACCCGCATGACCTGCCAGACGCGGAGAAATCCGTTGTAGTAGGAAGTGCATAAGGAAACTAAATAGCAATGGCTACTTACGCAAATAGTTCCAACCAGATTGCTGCGTTGAAAGAACTATACAAAGACTCGAAAGAGTACATGAAAGACCTCGTGTACAAGGAAAACCCATTCCTTGCACTCGTACCAAAAGATGAATCCCCAGACGGATTCGCTGGTAAATACATCCCAGTGCCACTCGAGTATGGCGTACCGCAAGGGCGTTCACACTCGTTCAGCACTGCACAATCTAACCAGACTGCTACTCAGCTGGCATCGTTCTTCGTGTATGTAATCTCTGATTACCAACTCGTAACGATCACCAACCTGTTGATGGAGCAAACCAAGTCAAATGCTGGTGCATTCGTTGACGCTGCAAAGCTTCAAATGGATGGCGGTTTCCGCAACATCACCAACAACATCGCATTTGAATTGTTTGGATCAGGAACTGCTACTCGCGGACTCAGCCGGTCTACTTCGACCCAAGCTGGTGTTACTGCTGGTGGAACTGTTCTCCCACTCCTCAATGCAAGCTCTGTTGTTCAGTTTGAAGTTGGCATGACCCTCGTTGCTTCTGCAACCGATGGTGGTGCTCCTTCTTCTGACTTCGTGACTGTGACCTCAGTTGACCGTGCAAACGGTATCGTGTCAGGAACTGCTTCAGCAGCTTCTCTGTCTGCAAACTGGGCAATCGGAACTGGCTCTGCTTACCTCTCTGTACAAGGCGATATTCCTGCTGGTGGTGCAACCTCCACTGGATCTTACCTCGCACTGTCTGGATTGGCTGCATGGCTCCCTGTGACCTCTCCGTCTGTGTCTGATAACTTCTGGGGCGTAAACCGCTCTGCTGACCCAACTCGTTTGGCTGGTCTGCGCTACAACGCTCAGTCCTACACCATCGAAGAAGGTATCACCAACGCTCTTGCATTCGCTAACCGCGAAGGTGCAAAGCCAGACATCATCATCATGGACTTCGCTTCCTACGCTGCTCTCGTGAACAGCTTGGGTGCTAAGGTTCAGTACGTTCAAGTGAAGCATGACGAAGTTGAAGTTGCATTCGACGGAATCATGTTCCAGTCTGCTTACGGAAAAGTAACTGTCCTCGCGGATCGTTCTTGCCCTTCTCAGACTGCTTACGTTCTGACTATGTCTACTTGGAAGATGCGTTCTCTGGGCAAGGTGCCTCACATTCTGACCTACGGAATGGAAGGACTTGAAGGACTCCGAGTTGGAAACGCCGATGCTCTCGAAATTCGTATCGGCTACTACGGGAACTTGATCTGTTCAGCTCCCGGCTTCAACATGGTAGTTCAGCTCTCTGCATAATCTTTCTGATTAAGCAACTAAAACGCTCCAGTGGTTATACTGCTGGGGCGTTTTTTTTTTAATATTTAATAAAAAAAGCTATTGACGGTTTTCTTGGTGTTCAGTACAACAGAATCAGGAGAATACTAATGGAAACTTCATGGAAAAATGAATGGAAAGAAATGCCCGAATTTGTACAAGAGAAGCAAGAAGCCTATGCAAAAATAGTCTTTCGCTTTGAAAACGAAGAAGACTTACAGGCTTTTGCACAGCTAATTGGTCAAAAGCTGACCAAGAAAACAAAAAGTTCTTGGCATCCTTTTAAGCCTCACAGAAAAGAAACGCAGACTAAATGTGTAGATGCAGGAGATTCAGAATGAATCCCCAATTTCCAGTGTACATTGTCTCTAAAGGTAGATGGGAAAGTAGGCTTACTGTAAAAGCTTTAGAAAAGCTTAATGTAAGCTATTACATCATCGTAGAGCAACAAGAGTACGACAACTACGCACAAGTCATAGAAAAGGACAAGATTCTTGTTTTACCTCAGAAGTATAAACAGGAGTATGTCACGCTGGACAACCTTGGTGACGCAAAAAGCACAGGCCCCGGCCCTGCTAGAAATTTTGCATGGGACCACTCCGTAGCAAATGGGCATAAATGGCATTGGGTCATGGATGACAATTTGCAGTATTTTTGCAGACTCAATCGAAACACAAAAGCCACAGTGACTTCAGGTACAATTTTTAAGTGCATGGAAGACTTTGTCTTACGGTATGAAAATGTGGCAATCGCAGGACCTAACTACGCTATGTTTTGTAAGTGTACGGACAAGGTACCTGCGTTTGTTTTGAACACTAGAATTTATAGCTGCTTGCTGATTAGAAACGACATTCCATACCGATGGCGTGGAAGGTACAATGAGGACACCGATCTCTCGCTTAGAGCTTTAAAGGACAGTTGGTGCACTGTACAGTTCAATGCTTTCTTGTGTGAAAAGATCACAACCCAAAGAATGACTGGGGGGAACACCAAAGACTTTTACGAAAAAGAAGGAACACTGGCAAAGAGCAAAATGCTAGAGGAAATGCACCCTGATGTGGCTAAAACCGTATGGAAATTTAATCGATGGCACCATCAAGTGGATTACAAGCCATTTAAGTCAACTAATCTTAGTTTAAAAGCTGGAGTGAGTCTGACAAATCAAATCAACAACTATGGTATGAAAATAATAACAGTAAAAAAATAACGCTTGACCCTCATTTCACACTTTAGTAAGATAGCCACAAGGAGAACGACACATGAACAAAATCAAAGTAACCAATACCAACCCAATCTTCGGCAACCGCACCTCTGAGGTGTACTTCGACGGCACAGTGTACCGCTGGGTGTCCAATGACCGCGTACCGCCGACAGACATCTGCTGTGACTACGGAATTGACAAGCTCCCAAGCTTTGACGTTGAAGCCATGAGAGAGGCTCGCAGCCGCGACATCATCAAGTTCATCGCCAGTATGGGAAAGCCTAAGAAGAAGCGTATCACGATCCGGGAACAGGCTGAAACTCAAATCGAAACAGCCAAGAGAGCTGTCCAGAACCGCCTCTGCAACCTCGAGCCACACCCTATGGGCCACGCATTCCTCTGGGGCACCGTAGAAGTGGTCCTGAAGAATGGCAAGAGCCGATTCTACAAGGCATGCCTCGGCTCGGTGTGTGCAGAAGACCTCAGTATGGCGATTCATCTTGCGCAGCAAGTAAAAGGTGTAAGCAATGTCTACTACAACCTTGACTAAGCTCCACGACGAAGCAGTCGCCAACGGTCAAAAGTTTTATGTTGACCCAGCCACTGGCTTCA